TGGACCAGGGCCAACCAATTTGGAAAGAGGATCTTCCGGATATTCAGGAACGCACTCAAGTACGGAGACTGTTTCTTCGTCAGGGATCCAGAGACACAGAAATGGCTGTACATCGACAACGCCAAAGTTGACAGGATCGTCGTGAACGAGTCAGAGGGCAAGAAACCCGAGCAGTACGTTATCAGGGACATCAATCCCAACCTACAGAGATTAAGTGCGACACAGATCACACCCAACCAGACCTATGGTGGATCAGGTGGCGGTGGGGCAGGTGCGGGCATGGGCGGTTCGGCATACGCCAACCAAGGCGCACAGAGTTCTCAGTCAGGTTTCGCTGGCGGAAACGCAGGTGGCAGATTCTACAAGACCATGAACGCATACAACATCAATGCGGAACACGTCATCCACATGAGCATGAGTGATGGGCTAGACAACCTATTCCCATTTGGACAGTCAGTGTTGGAACAAGTTTTCAAAGTCTACAAGCAGAAAGAACTGCTAGAGGACGCGATCATAATCTACAGGGTTCAGAGAGCACCTGAGAGAAGGGTTTTCTACATCGACGTGGGCAACATGCCAACACACTTGGCCATGCAGTTCGTCGAGAGGGTCAAGAACGAGATCAACCAGAGAAGGATTCCAAGTGCATCAGGCGGACAGAACGTGATAGACGCAACATACAACCCAATGTCGATCAACGAAGATTACTTCTTCCCACAGACAGCGGAGGGCAGGGGATCTAAAGTGGACACGTTACCGGGCGGTACCAACCTGGGTGAGATCGACGACTTGAGATTCTTCACAAACAAACTTTTCAGGGGATTGAGGATTCCCAGTTCTTACCTACCAACGGGTGCGGAAGATGGTGGACAACAGTACAATGACGGCAGGGTTGGAACGGCCTACATTCAGGAACTGAGATTCAACAAGTATTGTGCCAGATTACAGTCAATGTTGGCATCAACATTTGATGAAGAGTTCAAATTATGGATCAAGGGCAAGGGTTACAACATCGACAACAGCATGTTCTCACTCAAACTGAATCCACCACAGAACTTTGCACAGTACAGACAGACGGAGATGGACCAAAGCAGGGTAAACACATTCACAGCAGTTGCAGACCTACCATACATGAGTAAAAGATTCGCACTGAAGAGATATCTCGGATTATCTGAGGAGGAGATGGCGAGGAATGCAGAACTATGGGCAGAAGAGAACAACGTGCCTCAGAAGAAACAGAGCAAATCAAATGAGTTAAGGGGCAGTGGGGTCACACAATCAGGAATAAGTTCTGATCTAGACCAATTCGAGGAACCAACAGCTGACGCAGAAGCGCCAGAACCGGGAGCCCTACAACCAGGACAGCCGGGACAGACACCAGGTGGACAGACACCGGGCGGCACAGGTGGCGGTGGACAGGTATAAGGTTAAATACGATTATGAAACTGAATGAATTCTTCACATATGGCACAGACGGCTTCGAACAGGACAAGACCTACGAGCCCGAGCATGACATATCAATCCTAGATTCAGAGGACACGAGGAAAACGAGACTGACACTCAAGCAGATCAACTCCATGAGGCAGGCCTCGGAAGCCCACGACGAACAGCAGAAGGTAGAAGCAGTGTTCACACAGAAGATGTACGGACAAACTGCAGGAACAGACGACCTAGCATTATAGCATGGCGGAGGTGGCTTTCGTACTAGGCAACGGTGAATCACGTAAGGGCATAGAAATCAACGACCTCAAAGAGAAAGGCACTGTATTCGCCTGTAACGGTGTTTTCAGAACACACCAACCCCATTTTTTAATCGCAGTTGACCCAAAGATGCTGTTAGAGATTGGTGAGACCGATTATATCGTGCATAATAAAGTGTGGTCCAACTTCAACGCCCAATACAACAAGAATCAAAAGATACTGGACCATGTGAGTTGGTTCAAACCCAGCCTAGGTTGGTCAAGTGGTCCAACGGCACTGAGGATGGCCTGTGACCACGGGTTCAAGGACATATACATACTGGGGTTTGACTACCAAGGGCACTCGGAAGCACAACACAAGAACAGGTTCCGTTTCAACAATATTTTCAAAGACACTAGGAACTACAAGAAGAGCAATGACGAAGCCACGTTCTACGGCAACTGGATGAATCAGACCAAACGTTGCCTGCAGGATTTCCCAGATGTTAAATTCCATCGTGTGGTACCCAACAACTGGTTCAAGCCCAAGGATCTAGAATGGAAAGAAAACATGGATCACTCCACAACTGAAGAATTACTATCAAAATTTGACCTGCAGATAAAGATCTAGCCAAAAAGTAACTTTATCACCACTAATTACACCGTTTTGGCCCATATCCAGTAAATACAAACACTTATAAGTACAAATCTTTATTAATGAAGGAGCACGTGTAAATGTCAAACAATAAATTTGAAAGTTTATTAGAACTACTAATAAATGAAGAAAACGATAAAGCAGAAGCTTTATTCCACGAGATCGTGGTAGAAAAGTCGAGAGACATCTACGAGAACCTAGCAGACGAGTCTACAGATGAATCAAAAGAAGATGCTAAAGTTGATGAAACTACCAAAGAAGATGAATCAGACGAACAGGTTGATGAAGTGGTAGAAATCGAGGACGAAGCTACGGAATCAGAGACTACTGAAGAAGAATCAATTGAAGAAATGGGCGGCGACGCTACTGACGAATTGGTTAAAGACATCTCAAGCGACGAAGAAGGCGATGCGGAAATGCCTGCAGGTGACGAAATGCCAGCGGACATGGACCCAGAAGCTGACGCGGAAGGCGATGTTGAAGACAGAGTAGTTGATCTAGAAGACGCTTTAGACGAACTAAAAGCAGAATTCGAAGCAATGATGGGCAACAAGGACGGTGAAGACAAAGAAGAAGAATCTTTAGAAATGCCAGCCATCGAAACTCAACCAGAAATGTCATATGAAGCTAAACATGGAATGATGGCAGGCAAGAAAATGGATAAGAAAGACATGAAAGAGTACAAAAATCCAGTGAAAGCCGATCATTCAGATCATTCAGACAAAGCGGCAAAATCACCAGTTAATACATCTGTTAAATCAGCAGGTGGAACAACGGCTAACATAGCAAAAGGCGGAGCAGAAGAAAAAGGAAGACCGGCTCCAACCGCGGCTAAAATGGCAGGTGACTTTGAGAACACAGGCGGAAAAGCAAAATCTACTTCTTTCAAGAAGCAAGAGAAGGCCGACACTGCTGACGGTTCTGATAAATCAGCTAAATCACCAGTTGCTTCTAAGTAATTGTTGATTTAAGGGAGATCATCGGATGTCATCACTATATCTAAGAGAGAATCTATCTTTTAACGAAGCCAGATTACAGATCTTACACGAGAACGAAGGTAAAGATTTGTACATGAAAGGTATCTGTATTCAAGGTGGGATTAAGAATGCTAATCAGAGAACGTACCCAGTGCAGGAGATTGCGAGAGCGACCAAAACACTGAACGATCAGATCAGCTCAGGATACTCTGTGTTAGGTGAAGTGGATCACCCAGATGATTTAAAGATTAATTTGGACCGTGTGTCCCACATGATAACAGAAATGTGGATGGACGGACCAAATGGATATGGTAAGATGAAAGTCCTACCAACACCAATGGGCCAACTTGTCAAGACTTTGTTGGAGTCGGGGGTGAAACTAGGCGTATCAAGTAGAGGATCTGGAAACATGTCCGAGTACGGGAACGGTGAAGTTTCAGACTTCGAGATCATCACAGTTGATGTTGTGGCTCAACCTTCGGCACCAGGTGCTTACCCCACGCCAATTTACGAACACCTACTGAATACAAAGGGTGGTAACATGGCAAAGGGTTTGGCGGCAGAAGTTAGAAATGACCCAAAAGCACAGAAGTTCCTCAAAGAGGCGTTAACAAACATAATAAAGGACCTAAAATAATGATTGATGCAATATCAAAATTGGTCGAGTCTGGAGCGATATCAGAAGATGTTCAAAAAGGCATCCAAGAAGCTTGGGATTCTAAGATCAAAGAAAACAAAGAAACAGTGGGTGCAGAATTAAGAGAAGAATTCGCTCAAAGATACGAACATGACAAAGGAAACATGATCGAAGCCATCGACAAGATGATGGGCGAGAAGTTATCTGAAGAGATCTCTAAATTCGTAGAAGACAGAAAAGCACTTGCACAAGAAAAAATTGCCTACAAAGAAAACGTAGGCGCTCACTCTGCTAAATTAGAATCATTCATGCTTTCTAAACTGTCAGAAGAGTTGAAAGAACTACACAGCGACAGGAAAGGTGTTCATGAAAACTTCAAGAAAATGGAAGAGTTCGTAGTAAATGCTCTTGCAAATGAAATCAAAGAATTCCATGAAGACAAGAAAGGCGTTGTGGAAACGAAAGTTAAACTAGTAGCCGAAGCTAAAAAACAAATGGCCAAGATGAAAGAAGCTTTCATAACAAGATCTGCTAAAGTTGTAGAGTCTGCTGTAAACAAAAAACTTGCTGAAGAGTTATCATCTCTTAAGGAAGACATTACGAAAGCAAGAACAGTGAACTTTGGCAAGAAAATATTCGAAGCGTTTGCGAGCGAGTACCAGGCATCTTACTTAAATGAGAAATCTGAGACCAGCAAGTTGATGAAAGTTGTTGATGAAACGACTCTAA